GACGAATTGCGTTCATTACGAGGAATTGAGAAGATGCGTCACAGCAAGCGTCGTAAAGAGCTTGCTCAAGAGGCGTACGAGGATGCATTGGCTCGACAGCAAGCAATTGCTGACGCTAAGGATGATGTCCAATGTTCACGTCGCTCTGTTGGTGCTGGGTACACTAAGCGACAAAAACCCAGGAGGGACTTTAGCCATGAGGAGAAAGAGGATGCTTCTCCGGCTAGGCACCGAGGTGCTTCGTCGCTTCTGGGCAAAACCCAGAAAAAGGCTCCTCATGATTGGGTCCGTCCATTGGTTGATCAACTTGAGGCGGCCGATCGTTCCGCTGCTGCAGACGTTGGAACGCCCGACGATGATGTTCCTCATGTTCACATTGAACCGTCTGCCCCACCCCCTCCACCAATCATAAATTCGATCCCTTGCCCCTCGTCTTTTGATTTGCTTGCAACTAAGTACAACATGCTGCAAGCGTCGCAGTCATCCAGATGGCCTATTTTTGTGACCTATACCTTCCCCTTGGTTTTGGAGTCCCTTCTGATATTGTGTCTGAGACCATTGATCGTCTGGTTTATTTTGTTTTTGACTGTTTGGTGTCAGTTCATTCTCACTGTATTTGCGGTTCGTTTGCTTAGGGACCGTGATAGGCTCATGAGTATCGTTTGTCCTCCCTTGTCTTATGTCGACCCTACGTTGTCCATAGACGAGGTTTGTTTGAGAATTGAATCTTATCCTGAGATGGAGCACCCACAATGGTGGAGGTGTTTGTTTGTTTGGTATCTGCAATGCCTTAGTGCTTTCACCTTGAACCTTAATCATGTTGTTTCCGGGGTTTGCTTTCATTTTACCACCGGGAAGGTTGGGCAAGTTGATCATGAGATTCGCCCATACAACCAAGCTGGCAACAAACCGTGTCCTTATCAAACGACCGTTGACGCTTGGATTGTCGTTTCTCTTTCTTCTTGGCGTATGTCATACCGTGTCTCTGCTGGCGCTATGGTGGACCAATTTCAGCCATTGCTCCAGACTCTGTCACCGGACCAACGTAAGATTCAAGCTGCATCCATGGCGTGCCGTGTGACAAATTTGATGATACCGAGTCGCCAATCGAAATTTGTTGTTCGTGGCAGTGCTGATGCAGCATTGTCCTCTACAATAACAGCCGACGTTTCTAATGCCATTTATGATGAGGCGAAGTCCACATTTTTGCCTAATATTGACCTCACCTTTATGCTTGTTTTGGTCTTGGTGTTGTCTTTCATCGTGCCTGCACGAACGATGTCTGGTGCTTGGTATGACGCCATCGTTGGTTCGGATTCATACATATCAATCTTGCTCGCCCCTTTCATCGAGGAACCTGTCAAGTGGTTATTTGCCCGGGCATTTGGGGTGACCACCATGGTGTCTAGTCCAATTTTTGGCGTCTTTGAATTCGGGTTGCGAGGTTGTCAGATTAACGCGCTTCCTGCATTGCTGATGCATTGTCTTACTGGCTTTTGTCCATTTGTCACTGGAATTATGGTCCACTATGCCTTTAACTTGTCCGTTCTCACACATCGTTTCTATGACCATATGTCATACGTTCCCGGTCCAAAAACCATTAAAGAATTTGCATCGAAGTTGATTCGCTCCGAACTTGCTGGCCCGCCTGTCGCATTCGGAAGTCGACTCCCGTGGAACGACACTAAATTGGTTAACGCCATGTGTGAGTTTGCACTTAGACCATCATGGTCCACTGCAATTTTTACAGATCTGTATAACACTCATATGTGGTGGTTTGAGGACAATGTGGATTTTCTTTGCCCAGGATCGTCACTTCTAACTGTTGGGTTGTTGGTCGGGATGTTCGTCGTCCACCGCAGCTTGTTTCCGACATTGGTGTTGGGAATAAACAGCACTTTATATGCAGTGGGATATCGTAAGGAGGAAGTCAACTTGCCCCCGCTAGCCAAACATGGAGCAAAGATTAAATATCTGCCCACTTATTTCATGGCCGCATTACGAGTTTCTGCTTGTTGTTCCTTGGGCTTTGTATTACGCAATGTCGTCCCTCCATTCCCTGACTTCTTTCACCCGCCTTCAGCGCTTTATGGTTGTCTTCAGCGTTTTTGTCGGGACCCTCCTAAAGCAAATCGTCGCTTGTTGCGTCGTCTTCGAAGGTATGTCAGGATATATGTCCGCCGTCATTTCGACCCACTGGCTTCTGATGCTGATGTGTCTTTTGAGACTTGGCTTAAGAAC